CCAGATCCAAATTGACCCGAATTAAGAGAAACTGCTCCACCAAGTGCATTGATGCCATTAACAACAGGAATAACTGTTATTCCTATACCAGCTGCACCACTAGCAGTTACAGTTGCAGTTCCAATTGAAACCACTGGTCTTGAAACTCCCCCATCATTGAATGCATCTCCTACTTTCAAGAGTCCACCCAAAAATCCACCAGCTTGTTGATCAAGATTGAATGCAACTATACTTGATCCAGCACTTGCCCCTGCTTGTGAAAGATCGAATACTAAGTGTCTAAATGATTCATTTGCCCTATTGAATGCTTCATTATCACTATATGTGTGGTCTAAAACAGTATATTTAGGAAGTTGTGTGCCAGTATATGCAATTCCACTAATTGCAGACCCAGAAAGTCCCATTGTACTTCCAATTGTACAAGATAACTTACTTGCAACGCTTACGATAACAGCATCGCCTTCATAACTAGTTGAACTAGATGGAGTAGGATCTCCAAATCTTATAACATCACCAACACCTGGATTATTAGTCTCTCCAAAGGAGGTCCCTGAACCAGTAATAACTCCTGTACTATAAACAAGTGATACTGTGCCAGCACAATCCAAGTTGTCGCGGTCTCCCCAGAGTGCCATGTTTCTCTCTCAGTAATTTATTTGCTAATTAATATTTATAAAAATATCAACCCTCTTCTTCTCTTGATTTAATTGCTTTGGTAACAACCTCAAGAAGTTGATCATCCATATCAGTCTTAGTCAACTTAACTGCTTTAGCAAGAATAATAAGGCAGATCTCAACCATTTTCTCACCAAGTTCCTCATTTTCTGGAATCTTAGAAACAGCATCATTAATAATTTTTGAAGCTAGTGGAAGTAAAAATGCGAGCATGTTCATATGTTCAACTGCTCTATATATGCGTTACCTTCTTAATTCTGTCTCCAACATAAAATCTTTAAATTTTTTCTTGCTAGATTCATCCATTCTATTCACAAACATTTTTGATGCATCTACCATATCATCAATTGATGGACCATCACCTTTACTGTTACTAAGTGATAATTTTAGAACAGGATAGATATTTGAAAATCTATATTTGTTAAGACCAGACTCTGCAGGAGTTTGATAATCCTGAGAGAGAAGATCATCATCACCCTTATATAATTTCTTATCAAAACCAGCATTTGGTCCTGCATCATTTGCTGCCTGGGTATATCCACCATTTCCTACTTTCATACGTCCCCCATAAATTCCCTAAATGTTTTTTTCTCAGGAAGTTTCTTATGCTTGGTAGAAGCAAAGTCCTTAGCATCCTTCTTCTTGATTGATGCTGCTGCCTTAGCAACCTCAGGTGATGGGTTGGTCATCTCACCCTTCTTGGTGGCATAGACCATACCCATGAACCTTTGTTGTGCCTTAGATACAGCAGGCATTACTTTTTCTTGGGAGTAAAGATGGCACCCTTGCCATATCTACTGATAATGTCATCCCTGACCTTATCCACTGCCCTTTGTTTTGCCTTGGGATCAGATGGTTTCTTGCCAAATGTATTGGGTTTACCTGGTGCTCTCTTGTAATCAACATTACCATCAACACCACCCCTTTCCATCCTTCTATCCTTCATTGCATCTGATGCTTCCTCAGAGGCAAACTCTTCCTTACGGGTATCACCTCTTAGGGGTTTTTCTCCCATCCTACGACGTGCCTTGTTTCCAGCACCCTGATCACCATATCCTGCATATCTGGCACCCTTTCCACCAGTTGATTTCTTTTCATAACCAGGAGTTCCAGGTCCATCATTACGGACTGCCACATTATGTGCAGTTGCTTTATCTCTTGATGAATAAGTTCCACCGCCTTTCTTATATGGTTGGTGTTGTTTTGCCGCCATTGCTCTCTGGCGAGGACCAGGACGCATTGCCTCTCCCATGAAGTCATCCAAACTCAGTTTGGTATCCTCTTTCATTTTTGCATCTCTTTTTGCCTTTGCCTTGGCAAGTATTCTTGCCTTAGCAGCATCCTGTTCCTTCTTTGGAATAGGAGTAACAGCACCAACTTTCTGATCAATTTCACCCATACCATAACCCTCACCAACTGCTTTGGTGGGGGCATCTTTATTTTTATCAGTAGATGCTTTTGCTACCTCCCTCCTTCTATCCCTTGCAATCTGCATATCAATCTGGGATCTTCTCTTTTGAAGTTGAATCTCCTTAGGACTCATTGATTCATCAACCTCTACCTCCTCAACCATCTCAACAATCTCACCACCAAGAGATTCAATGGCTTCCTTCATACCCATTGAAGGGTTTATTACAATCTTATTTTTTACCTTCTTTTCTTTAATTGTCTTTTCATTAGTCTCACCAGTAACAACCTCATTAATTTCTGCTCTCCAATCAGACTTCAAAGTTCTCCATTTGTTCTCAGACAGACCAAGACTGCTCTTGATAGCAGATCTCTCAGTGGCGCTGATCCCAGACTGACTACTCATATAATCATTAAAGGCTTTCATGAGATTGCCTTCTTTTCTAGCTTTATATCTAATGGCCTTGGTCAGTGATCTGACCCTGCCCTTCACAGCCTCAGGAGAATTGTCCATAAGTCTAGGTTCTACTTATTTTTCTTATTTTTATTTATGAAATTCTTTATACCCTGAACTCCGCTAAGTCTTGAGACATAGTTTCTATGTGCGTCAGTTCCCACTTCTCTCTCGGTAGCAGGCACACCAGAGGGACCAGGATAGTTTACAACTGCCTCTGAGACATCCCTTAACCAGGACTTGAACATGATGTTATCCTCAGTCACAGCAATCACATAGTTAGTTCCCCTTCTGATGATCTTGCCAACCAGACCATGATTTAAGTTCTCAATCAGTGTATCCTTCTTAAAAATCTTTTTAGTAACATAGTTTTCCCTAAGATTCTTCCAATCAAACTTAGGTGCAATCTCCCATAGACTCCATCCTTCCTTAACACCCATCATCTGACGGAGTTTGGCAAAGTTAACCTTTGCAGTTTTATCATCAACAACATTAGGAACACCAGTCCTGTATGTCTTAAAGTCATTATCTGCTGCTGCCTTTCTCATCTTAGAGGCAGACATTCCCTCTAACCCCTCAGCGTCGGGATCTCTATCTCCAGCAGATACAATCTCCACACCAGAAAAATCATAGAGTTTACCATTATAGTCTCCTGACAGTTTTGCAAACTCTTTGACCCTATCAGCACCAACCACAATCTTAACACTTGAATGTCCATCGTCATACCCCTGTTTCAAAACATCAAAGATGGTTCTTGAGTTAGGATCATTTATAATATCAGCAGCATGATCAGGCATTTGCTGTTTCATGAGTTCAATCTTCTCATCAGCATCATATGGATTCTTCTTATTATCCTGTGATCTGGATGGATATATCTTTAATCTACCTTTACCTGCTGACTTTCTAGCAGCATCTAACAGTTTTTGATGCCCAACAGTGGGTGGATTGAACCTGCCAAATACTACTGTGAGATCTCCAAGGTCTTCTTTAGGAGTGCCATCTGCTCTCGTAGGGACTGGCATTCGTCTTGGAGATCCATCTGCAAATGCTCCAAATTCTCCTTGCTGCACAGGTTGTTGTGCTGATTTTTCTCCAGTTCTAGGTTCTGATTGTTGCTCTGCTTTTGAAGAGTCATCTTCCCCCTCTGGTTTTTCGGACCTCTCCTTTTTGGAGAGCATTTCAAGTCGTCCTTTTTTAGTAACAGCAACTCTATTTCCATCCTTGTCATACCAATTTCCATGACCATCTCCCTGCAGATTCTGACGTGCAGCTTGATCTGCCGCAACTGATGCCTTAGCGTCTGTTAGGAAGTGTAAGAACGATTTCATTAGGTATAACTTTCCTTCATTCAGTATTTATGAACTAACTAGTTGTGGATTATTCAAGTTTAAGATATGGGGCAGAAGATGAAGATTGCGAACTCGCATAAAGATACATATCCTGAACGACCTGATCTGCTATATTTTTATCAAGATCTCTCATCTTAATCAGGAGTTGGAGCACCAACCATTTGGAATATCTATACTTTTCAGACTTCCCTTTGATAGTTTTAATGGTTGCTTCCTCATCACTCCTATTAATTATTTTATAGTCAATCATTAGTTTTGCTATTGCCTTAGCATGAGGATCACTATTTTGCTTGGCTAGTCTAGCAGAGTCCTTTGATGAAGGCAATTCACCTGCGCCATGACTTTTGAGAACATAGTTCAATGGTCCCAATGATATTTTACCCTGATTAGCAGAACTACCCTTTACCTCACCCTGCCATCCTGTTAAACCATCACCAGTTCCAAAACTTCTAAACTGAATCCTATCATTTGCACCAGAACCCCAATATACATACCCATCCATCGCATCAAATGTTGAGGATGTTTTTACAAATGAAGCACCGGATGCTTTTTTGTCTGTTGGAAAATTCTTCGGAGAGATGTTTCCTTTGCCTGACTCAATTTTTTTGAGTGATACACCAATCAAAATATTATCACTCAATAACTCAAACATCTTCTGATTCAATCCTTTCAGTGTTGTCTCCTTCATCAATATATTAGGATTAAATCCCTTTTTAATAATGTAGATATCTGCTGGACTCCACTTGTTTATATCACCAAATGCCCTTTCTGTTTTATTGATCTGTTTGAAGGCATTCTCTATAAGTGTTACCTTAGCAGATCCCCTATGATACTCAAAGGTTTTTGACTTATATCTTTTATGCAACTCATTAGCACCAGCGATTGATGACTTTATCCAATCATCTGGTAACTCATTCTTCATCTTAGCAAATGCTTCATCAGTGACAGCAAGATCTATTGCTTTGTTGAAGTTTGCCTCTGTGAGATCACTTGCTGTTATATTCCTACCCAGATTATTTGCTATCGCAGCATATAGTGCCTGGGCAGACTCACCCAACTTAGTTGCTGCTGCACCAGCACCAGATCCACCACTTCCCTTTAATGGTTTGTAAACAATCTTATACAGCACAGATTTACCATTATCCTTAATGGTAACAGTTGTAATAGGAAAACCTGATTCCTTATCCTTTACATTTGCCTCATGCTTCACACCAAGTTTTTTTAACTCAGCATTAACATTTGCGGCAAGTTTTGTTCTGTCTGGTGCCTTTACAACATATACAACTGTTTTGGCACTTGCTTTTTTGACTTGAGTGTCAAAACCTTGAAGTGCCTTATTCAGTGCTAATAACTCATCAACCTTCATCTGTCAGAGTTTCAAGAATGCTTTGGATTTCACTATCAGTGAACTTACCAGACAGTTCAAGTTCCTCCTTCATTCCCTTCTTCTTGTCATGTGCAGCCTTCTTCATTGACTCCTTCTTGTCACCGTCCTTATCAAGGTCAATAAAGTCAGGTTTACCACCACCCTTAGGTGCATCACCCTCTTCCTTGTCACCACCTTTCTTCTTTTTATCAAGGTATGCCTTGAATCCAGGGTTCATACCTTTTTCTTGAAGGGATTGTTCCTTTTCATACTCTGCTGCTTCACTAGCAGGCACACAGTTAGGAACTTGCTTTCCACCCTTATTCTTCATACCAACCTGCTTGTATCCAACCCAGCAGGGGTCACCTTTCTTTTTCTCAAAGATAGCAATAAGACCTCTCTTGATTGTCTCCTTATCCTCAGCAATCACCGTGCTGTGAACTCTTGCTACTCTTTTATCTTGATTATGTCTAGCAGACCAGGTTTCTTCCAGTCTTTTCTTCTGTCTATACTTAGCAAACTCTTCCAACTGCCCAGCATTATTCTTCAGTCTAATCTTACTGAAGGTTTCGCCAAAAGCAGCATAAATTCTATCCAACTTTTCTTCCCTACCAACAATGTTGGACTCAGGGATCATATTGAAGATGATGTCCTCTG